GTCATAGATGTGACTGAGATGCCTTTTAAAGTTGTATGTAAGTATAAGAGTAATGAGATGACGCCTATGATGTATCCCACAATTATTAATAAGATGGGTACACATTATAATAACGCATACATTCTAGTAGAAGTCAACGATATAGGTCAACAAGTCGCGGATATTCTAAATAATGAAGTAGAATATGAAAACTTACTATCTACCACATGGAAGGGTAGGTCTGGTCAAGTAGTTGGTGGAGGATTTGGTACACAAAACAATATGGGTGTGCGTACAACAGCGCAATTGAAAAGATTGGGTTGTAGTAATCTGAAGTCACTAATAGAAGAACAGAAGTTTATTATACAAGATTTTGATATAATTAATGAACTATCAACATTTGTTGCTAAGAAAGGTTCTTACGAAGCAGAAGAAGGTAGTCATGATGATTTGGCAATGTGCTTGGTGATGTTTGCATGGTTATCTGGTCAACCGTATTTCAAAGAATTAACTGAGAATGATATACGAGAAAACCCTTTGGGTTTATAAGTAGTGGTTTAGATGAAGCACAAGAAAGTTTTGTTGATAACCAAGGAGATAGGTGGGTCGTTGTTGATGATGGGTGGTAATCTCATAATTGAAGATTTATGATATTATAAATATTCTAGAAATAAACAATGACTTTTGACTTAAAAAAAATATACGGGAGTAATTAAAATGGCATTTCAACTTTCACCAGGCGTTCTAGTCAGAGAAATCGACTTGACACAGGTTGTGCCAGCGGTAGCAACCTCTCCAGGTGCTTTTGCTGGAGCGTTCCAGTGGGGACCTGTAGACGAAGTAATTAGTATATCTTCAGAGAACGATTTGGTTTCCGTCTTCGGTGAACCAAATGCTGAAACATATCAATACTTCTTTACTGCGGCGAACTTTTTATCTTATGGTTCAAACCTTCAAGTAGTTAGAGCGGAAACTGGTAACACAAACGCTACCGAAGATGGTAGTGGTTTTCTAATTAAAAATGATACACACTATGATAATTTAGGTGCAGTGGCAGTTGCCGCTGGCATCGGCGATTGGGGAGCAAAGTATCCTGGTACATTAGGAAATTCTTTACGAGTTTCAATGTGTATCAATGCTAATTCTTTTGAACAAACAAACGTAACTACAGTTACTACACTTAATGCAGTTGGTTCAACTACAATCACGCCAGTATCTTCTACAGATATCAATACTGGAGACGTTATTGTATTTGCTGGAGACACTACAGAGTATGAAGTAACTGCAGATGTTGCAGGCACACTTACTATTCAACAAAAAGGTAAGACAGCAACAGACGGACTTGTTGTTGCAGTAGACGGTACATCTACACCAGTTAACGTAACAGTAAGATGGTACTATCATAATGAATTTGATGGTGCACCAGGAACATCAGCACAAGCAACAGCAAGAGGTGGTTCTGGAGATGAAGTTCACGTTATTGTAGTTGACGAAGATGGAGACATCACTGGCACTAAAGGTACAGTTCTTGAGAAATTCTCAAATCTATCTGTAGCAACAGATGCTAAGAAGTCAGATGGACTCGTTAATTACTATGTCGAGCATATCAATCAATATTCTAGATATATCTGGTGGGGTGCTAATCCTGCAAACCTTGATGCTGATGTAGGCGCTATTACTGGATTATTGAGTAATGCGTTTACTCATACTAATCGCGGTCCTAGTTATGCATCACTATCAGGTGGTGCAAATGATAATGCACCAACAGATGGTGAATTGCAGACTGCTTATACACACTTTGCAAACGATGAACTCTATGATGTTTCACTTATTCCAGTTGGACCTGCATCAGGTGTAGTTGCTAAGTGGGTTGTAGATAATGTTGCAGAAATTCGTAAAGACTGTATGGTATTCTTGTCACCAGAACTTGCTGATGCTACTGGTACAACACCTGCAACTGATATTGTAGACTTTAGAAATGTATCTGCAAACATCAACTCATCATATGCAGTAATGGACTCTGGATGGAAATATCAATATGACCGTTACAGTGATGTATATCGTTGGATTCCATTGAACGGCGATGTTGCTGGATGTTGTGTACGCACAGACTTAGTTGCTGACCCATTCTTCTCACCTGCTGGATTCCAGCGTGGACAGATTAGAAATGCAGTTAAACTAGCGTTCTCACCAAATAAAGCAGACAGAGATACTCTCTATAAGAAGCAAGTAAATCCTGTTGTTTCATTCCCAGGACAAGGCGTTATCTTGTTTGGTGATAAGACAATGTTAACTTCACCATCAGCATTCGATAGAATTAATGTTCGTAGATTGTTCATTATTCTAGAGAAAGCAATTGCAACTGCCGCAAAATTTCAGTTGTTTGAATTTAACGATACTTTCACTAGAGCAAACTTTAGAAATCTTGTAGAACCATTCTTACGCGACATTCAAGGTCGTAGAGGAATTTATGATTTCAAAGTAGTTGGTGATGAAACGAATAATACTCCTGCCGTCATCGATGGTAATGAGTTCAGAGCAGATATCTTTATTAAACCTGCAAGGTCTATTAACTTTATCACACTGACATTCGTTGCAACGAGAACAGGAATCAGTTTCGAAGAGACTGGTGTTTAAGGGATAAATAGGAAGATAATAGGAGCATAAAATGGCAACAATTTCAGACTTTAAATCCCGTATGGTAGGCGGTGGTGCGAGAGCAAACCAATTCAAAGTAACACTCACATTTCCTTCATATGTGAGTGGTGAAGTCGCAGGTGCGGCGGGACGTGATGCAGAATTTCTCTGCAGAGGCGCCGCATTACCTGGTTCTACAATTGGTAACACTCCAGTCAACTATAGGGGACGTGTGGTAAACTTTGGTGGTGAGCGTACTTTCACTCCATGGACTATTACAGTATATAACGATACATCTTTTGCAGTACGCGATGCATTAGAAATCTGGCAAAATGGTATTAACAATCCAATCACAAATAGAGGTAAGGTATCACCTGCACAGTACCTTGTCGATTTAAGGGTTGACCAGTTAGATAGAAACGATGCAATAATTAAGTCGTATATTATCAAAGACGCATATCCTACTAATATTGGTGAGATTGCACTAGACTTTGGTACTAACGATGCAATTGCAGAATTTACTTGTGAATTTACATATCAGTTCTTTGAAAGTCTTGGTGGTCGTGGTGGTAATACTACTACAGATACTACCATTTAAAGACTTATAAGTATTGATATAATATGATTTAGTGGAGAAAACATGGCGGTAAAACTATTTGGATTTGAAATCGGTCGTCCAGGAGATGAGAAGAATTTAAAGCAGGACATAATTCTTCCCTCTCCTGACGATGGACAATCAACAATTGCTGGTGGAGGTGCTTACGGTACTTACCTCAATCAGGATTATTCTGCAAAGAATGAACACGACCTTATTAAAAGATATCGTGAAATTTCAATGTATCCTGAATGCGAAGCGGCGATTGATGATATCATTAATGAAGCAATTGTGTCTGATGAAGATAGACAAGTTGATATCATTTTAGATGACGTTCAGATTTCAGATGCTATTAAGAAAAAGATAAGAGATGAGTTTAAATTTCTTTTGAAGATGCTTGATTTCAACAAGCGGTCTCATGAGTTATTTAAGCGTTGGTATATTGATGGTAGATTATATTTTCATAAAGTTGTAGATACTGCTAATAAAAAAGATGGTATACAGAAACTAAGAATTATCGATCCACGTTCAATTAAGTTTGTTCGTGAAGTTGAGAAGAATGAAAAAGATGCAATATCAAAAGGTATTGGGTCTATCAAAGAAATTAAAGAATATTTCTTATATTCAGAAGGACAAGTCATAGGTCCTACTATGACTTCTTCACAAAATAATGCTGTCGCACTAACTAAAGACAGTGTGAGTTATGTACCATCAGGATTAACTGATTTAAATAATAATATCGTTCTTGGTTACTTACATAAAGCAATCAAACCGGTCAATCAGTTGAGAATGATGGAAGATGCACTTGTTGTATATCGTATTGCAAGGGCGCCAGAGCGTAGAGTATTCTATGTTGATGTTGGTAATCTTCCTAAGATGAAGGCGGAGCAATATCTAAAAGACATTATGAATAACTTTAAAAATAAGTTAGTTTATGATGGTGAGACTGGCGAAGTCAAAGATGACCGCAAGTTTATGAATATGCTTGAAGACTTTTGGATGCCACGAAGAGAAGGTGGACGAGGAACTGAAATCACAACATTAGGTGGTGGACAGAACCTCGGTGAGATTGAAGATGTTGAGTATTTTAAGAAGAAGATGTTCTTAGCACTTAACGTACCACAGTCTCGTATGCAACCTGAGAGTGGATTTCAATTAGGTAGAGCAACAGAGATTAATCGTGATGAGTTAAGAAAGACCAAGAAATGTTGCGTGAGCGTATTGCGCTATTACGCGATACTACAGAGTATGTTGGACAATATTATTCTGCCTTGTGGGTTCGCAAGAACATTCTCAAGCAAACAGATGCGGATATTGAGAGCATAAATAAACAGATAACTGCCGAAGCAGAAGTTGCGGCACAAAACCAAGATGGTGAAGAACCTGATGATGAAGGAGACTTTTAAATGAGTGACAATAAAATTAATTCAATGATTGGCGATATTCGCGATAAGAATTTAGTGGATGCTGAAGTTAAGTTTCAGTCAGTTATGAATGATAAAGTTGCAATGCAACTTGCTACTGCGAAAGAAACACTTTCGAAGAGTTTATTCAATGACAACGGACAACTTGATATTGATGCATCGACAGAAAACTAGAAGGTAGATACATGTCATTAACACTCACCCATATCAGACAAACTTTAGATTTACAAGAAAAGGTTAAGGTTGGCGCCGGCGAAAAAATTGTAAAGAACGAAAAGATTGGTCGCAAGAAGAAAATTGAATTTACAATTACATCAAAAGGTAATAAGTTTTATGGTTACTTTGATGGTGAAAAGTATGCAGGTTCATATTCTAATCAAAAAGATGTGGAAAAGATTGCAAAAGAATACTTGCAACTTGTGGGTGAAGAGTTAGAAGAAAATCGCGCAAAGCGCGATGCAATGAGAGCAATGGGACGTAGAGGTGGTAAAGACGCCGCTGATATCGATACTGATGCTACCGATAAAGACAGAGAGCAGGCAGATAAGAATGTAATCGTTCAGTTGCGTAAGGTTATTTCTTTGCGTGGTATGAAACCTGTTGAGTTCTCTAATGGAAAGAAAGTCAAATTAAATCCTAAAGATGCAGAAAAAATTCTGCGTATCTATCAAAATCTTAAACCTGCTTCTAAATTACAGTTACAGACTTATGTTTCTAAGTCTCCTGAGAACTTTAAGAAAGCAGTATCAGAGTTAAAAGAAGAAGTACTAGACGAAGCACCAAAGATGAAGTATGCTCTTGTTGGAACAGATATGAAAATCTATTCAATGGGTAGTGATGAGCGTGACCTTAAATTGGATCGTAGAAGTCTTGAAAAAAGATTTAAAGATGTTGCACCACTCAAAATGGCAAGACTTAAAACTGCACAAGCAATTGGTGACAAAGTAGATAAGTCGCAACTAAAAGAAGAAACACTTGATGAGGCGTTACCTCCACATCTTGCAAAGTTATTTGACAAAGATGGTAACTTCAAAGACCCTAAGAAGCAAAAAATCTTTGATAGAATGATGGGTGATGGTATTGGTAAAGAGATTGCTCAGAAGATGGGTCGTATTCAGTTTCGTGTACAAGCAGACAGCGCAAAGAAAAAACTCAAAGTATATGTAGACAGCAATGATGAACAAGATGCACAGAGCAGATTGCTAAGATGTTGAAACTAGATGTTAAGACCATTCAAGCATTAATGGATGAGACTGACTTAGAAGAGTTCTTTGGTAGAAAAAACAAAAAAGTAGTACAGAGTAACATCTCTAAAGTTTTAGATAATATTGCGACAAACTCATCACCTTCACCTAAAGAAGTGAAATTCAAGGGTGGTAAAGTTGCTAAAGTAACTCCAGGTGTTGCCGCAAAGGTAGTTGACTATTTAAACAAGAAATCTGCAGAAGGTAGTCCTATTGTTAAAAATGCTGACAACTGGGATGAATTTAAAAAAATTATCAAAGCATTAAAATTACCTGAACCTCATCTTATTAGAGAAGCAGGGTTACCACCACATCTAGCAAAACTATTTGATAAAGATGGTAACTTTAAAGACCCTAAGAAACAGAAAGTCTTTGATAGAATGATGGGTGATGGTATTGGTAAAGAGATTGCTCAGAAGATGGGTCGTATTCAGTACCGTGTGCAAGCAGATAGTGCGAAGAAGAAACTTAAAGTATATGTAGATAGCAATGATGAGCATGATGCACAGAAAGCATTAAAAAATCATCCTGCTTATATTTCTGGAGCATTGAGAGTTATACCAGAAGAGGTGTATTATCTTGTTTCTGAAAAGGTTACACCTTATGTATACAACTCGTTTAACGAATTCGTAGTTCTCCATGGTGATAGAGAAGAAACCGATACTTCTACCGATATCGCAAAGGGCG